TGTATAACTTGGATTAAAGTTATTCATTTCTAGGATATCATCACGGATGTTTTGATTGCGCTTCTCGATATTAATAACTCGTACGAAACTATTTGTAACTGCGGCAGTATAATATGCAAATGGATTATTTGACTTACTCTCATCAAACTGTAAGCCGATCTGGGTTAACTGTAGGATAGCCTGACCACGCATCTCATCGTTATAAGTATAGCCTCTCACGTTACCTCTAGTAGCATAACGTTCGCAGAGTTTCATAAACATCTTTGCTAGTTTTGGAGTAAACTGTCCATGGTCTTTAGTAAAGTGACCATTCTCTATACCACCTTGCCAGTGGCTTTTTCCCACACAGATCAAGTTACCTTGTTCATCATATTTCCAATGTTGGAACGGTGGAAAGTTTACTTTATCGTGCTTGTCTGCTGTAGTCTTAGTCTTCTTCTTTCTTCCAGGAGCAAGCGGTATATGATCAAATGTCATTATACGGAACACTAAATCACTTTTTTCAATCTTGCGATAATCTATTTCGCAATCAGCCATCTTGCTCTTTTTATCACCGGCTAGTTTACGTTTTTCAAATTCTCTAGCAGTTAGTTTCTTAGCTTGTATACGTTTAGCTTCTGCTATAGTGCGGATATTAAGTTTATCTAAGTCGGGTAATATTAGATCATATTCGCTATATGCGGGATCAACGTAACTACAGTATGATCCTTTACTTTTATGGATTTCTTCTAATAGATCTTTGTTGTTTAGATAATTTACTTTTGCCATTTATTGGAGTCTCCAAATTTAGTATAATATCACCACATTTTTATTGCAATAAATATATTTAAGGAGATTTCGATGTCAGACAGCTTTTTCGGTGATGTAGGTAATGCTATTGCAGATGTTACTGGAGTAATCGGTGATACTATTTCAAATATAGGTTCTGGTTTAATGTCAGGACTTTTGTCTGGAGGAGTAGGCACTGATCCAAGTAGATTAATGACTGCTTTTAGATCGCAAGGAATTCCACCAGGTGCAGAACAAAGTTATTCTAACGGTGGAGTTACAGCACAATTTTCTGAAACAGGTAAAGAAAAAGATTGGCGTGTAAGGATTTCGCATGATATGATATTATCTAATAATATATTTGCACCATTAACTGCCACTGATGGAATGGTTTTTCCATACCTCCCAACGATAACAATGTCTCACACGGCTAATTATGATTCAATGTCTCCTGCTCATACAAACTATCCAATTTTAACTTATAAGAATAGTCAAGTAGATGATATACAGATACAAGGTCAGTTTACAGTACAGAGCGAACAAGAAGGTAGGTATTGGTTAGCAGCCATGCATTTCTTAAGGACTGTTACTAAAATGTATTATGGTAAAGGACCAAATTTAGGTAACCCACCACCTATATGCACATTGAATGGCTATGGAGATTTTGTGTATAAAGATGTTTCAGTTGTTGTTAAATCATTTAATATTTCTCTAGATAAAGAAGTTGATTACATTGCAGTACAATTACTTGGTAACGGTTCCAGCGGTAACGGTCAAAATGTAAGTTATGTTCCAACTCTTTCTACTATTTCAGTAACTGTTGCTCCGATATATAGTAGAGGAAAAATGAAAAACTTTAATCTTACAGAATTTGCAAAAGGTACATTAATAACAGCACCAGACGGTAAAGGATTTATATAATGGCAACATATTCTTCTTCAAGTCCTTGGTATAGTACTACACAAAATAAAGTTTATCTTGAAATATGGCAACCTAGACCTATTCCATCGGACGATGATGATTTTCCATATACTATCCAGCCTCAGTACAATTTTAGACCTGATCTGTTGGCTTACGATATCTATGGTAATCCTAAATTATGGTGGGTATTTACTCAACGTAATATTGACATTTTAGCCGATCCTATATATGATTTCCGTTCAGGTGTTACTATCTTATTACCTAAGAAAACAGCACTATTATCTGCGTTAGGACTAGCATAATGGCTGGATATACTGCTCCTGCTGATGATTTACGAACTTATCAAAGTAAAGGAACAAATCCTTTAGATGATTATGCTTCTTATAATTGCTTGTTTACATTAGCTTGCTTAAGTCAAACACAACAATCATCACGGAATATTAATCCTTCAAGCATAACAAATATAATAGCAAGTTCTAAAGGTGATTGGGGTAAAAATGCAAGTAAGCGTGTAGTTACAGAATTTGGATCTTTTGATTATTTTATTGATGATCTTTTAATAGTTTCTACTCCGAGTCTTTCTCAACAAACTGGAAATTCTTTTGCCACTAAAATAAGTTTCAAAGTAACAGAACCATATAGCATGGCTCTTTTTTATCTAACCATGCAAACTGGTGCTTTAGCATGTGGATATCAAAATTATAGAGAAGCTCCGTATCTATTAATGATAGAATTTATTGGATATGATAATTCAAGAAAACCTAAACTTAATCCAAGTTTAACTAGATATATTCCTATTAGATTTATTAAATCAAAAATGAAAGTTACTTCGTCTGGATCAATATATGAATGTGAATGTGTTCCTTATAATGAAGTATTATTTCGAGATGAAATGACAAATATTACTACTGATACTATTATCAAAGGATCTGATGTTAAAAATATTTTAACAGCCGGTACTGATGACAGCTTAGAAACAAAATTAAAAGTACATTTCCAAGAAGACTTAAAAGACAAATATTCAGATGTTACAGATCACGTAGAGATACATTTTCCTAAAGATTTTACAGATCCGTCTAATTCTGGAAATGAAATATCTAGAAGTGGGATATTTAAAGATTTAACTGATGCCGGAACTGTTAAATTTCCAAATCAAGATAAAATTTACAATTCTTTTTCTAACATCTATATGAACTCTAAAGTCACTCTTGATAAAGATAAAAATTTCCATTTTTCTCAGAATACAAAAATACAAGATATAATAACTGCGATTGTACTGCGAAGCGATTATATCGCTAAACAATTAACTAACGCAAATGCGTTAGTTAATGCTAAAGGAATGGTTAATTGGTTTCGAGTTGAAGCTAATATATTTGATGGGAAACACAGCGAAAAATTAAATCGACAAACTAGAAGGATGGTATATCGAGTTATTCCGTATGAAGTACATGTTAGTAAATTAATTCCTCCAGATACGATTCCACCAGGGTATGGAGAATTAAAAAAGAAAGTAATAAGAGTTTATGATTATATCTATACAGGGAATAATTCAGAAATACAGAATCTCGAATTAGATTTTAATCAGAGTTTCTTTTCAAGCCTACCAGCAGATGCGTCAAATAGGACTGGAAGTAATACTCCAGGAAATACTTTAGATGCTAGTCCAGATCCTGATAAAACTTTTAGGACAGGAAATAATCCTAATTCTCCAAAAGAAATACCAAATACAGCCGGAGCTGTAGCAGCACCTGGTACTGCTGATGGATCTGATCCTTCAGGAAGTGGTAATCCACAAAGTGTACAAGTTAGGACATTACAAGCATTGTTAACTAATCCGGCTGATCTTGTAAAGATAACTATAACGATTTTAGGTGATCCTTATTATGTTCCTAGTAGTGGAATGGGTAATCAAATAGTAGAACCGAAAGGTGATAATATTTTAGCAGACGGGTCTATGAATTATCAGAACGGTGAAATTGATATTGTAGTTAATTTCCGTACACCGGTTGATCTAGATCCAGTTACTGGATTATATAGATTTATAACTACAGCAGATCAATTTAGTGGATTATATTTTATAACAAAGATTGAATCTAAATTTAATCAAAATAAGTTTACACAAGTAATATCAGCTACAAGACGCAGAGCACAACTAGAAGGTGCTCCACAAAACTTCTCATTATTTGAATAAGGATCACAAATGGCAGAATCTTCAAGATCGAGTATTAATACATATAGAGAAGGATTAGCTTCTCCAGGACCGTATCTAGCTCGAGTCGTTAACAATATCGATCCTATGCGACAAGGATCTCTTGAAGTAGAACTATTACGTACAATTGGTAATAGAGATGCTTCTAATCAACAATTATTTGTAGTTAAATACCTCAGCCCATTTTACGGTGTAACTGATGTTGAGCTAAACGGCGCCGATCCAAAAGATTTTAATCACACACAAAAAAGTTATGGATTCTGGTTTGTTCCTCCGGACACCGGATCACTTGTTATGGTTATATTTGTTGAAAGCGATCCAGGGCAGGGATTTTGGATTGGATGTGCCCAAGATGCTTATATGAATTATATGTTACCCGGAATGGCAGGTAGCAAATCTTCTGCTGATCAGGCAAGAGACAGTGACGAAACAACTTGGAAAGAAAATAAACAAACAAAAGAGTTATATGGAACTGATTTCCTTCCAGTAGGTGAAATTAATAGAAATTCTATTAAACAAGGAGCAACAACAGTTAATCCTGAAATTGATGCTATGACTAAACCTGTACATCCAATGGCAAAGGTTCTTCTAGATCAGGGAACAATAACTGATACAGTTAGAGGTGTACATACATCTAGTGCTAGGCGTGAAACACCAAGTAACGTATTTGGTATTAGTACTCCAGGGCCACTTGATAAAAGAACAAATGCCCATAAAGCAAGTGTTGGTAGATCGGATAATAAAGTTAACAGATTCATTAGCCGATTAGGTGGCCATTCGATGGTAATGGATGATGGTAATGATCGTTTATTAAGGAAGTATAAACCTAGCGAAGGTCCTCCAGAATATGCAGATGTTGAAAAAGGAGAAACCGACGGACTGGTTGAATTTCCCCACGATGAAAGCTTTCGCATAAGAACCCGCACCGGGCATCAAATTCTTATGCATAATACTGAAGATTTAATTTATATTACTAATGCTAGCGGGTCAGCATGGATTGAATTAACTAGCCAAGGTAAAATTGATATCTATGCTGCTGATAGCGTTAGTATAAGAACAGAAAGTGATTTTAATTTTGTTGCTGATAGAGATATCAATTTATCAGCCGGCCGCAGCATTAATTTACATGCTCAATCTAGAACAAATATTAATTCTATTGATATTGTTAATATACAATCTAATGCTTCAGTTTATGTTAGTGCTGATAGTAATTTAAACATAAAAGCAACTGGTAAACTACAAATGAGTGGCGACAGTAACATTGACATGAAGACACAGTCATTTAAGTTAGGTAGTTCATCTACAGATATTCTAACAGCAGGATTAACACATATAACAAGTACAGGTAATTTAGAAATTAAGAGTGGAAATACACTAATAAGTTCTAATGGTAATACTGAAATGTTAAGTGGAACTAATACTAAAATTACAGCAAACGATTTTCAAGTTAAGAGTGTAACATTAAATGTTTTAAGTTCAGGTGCAATCGTATTAAAGGGAAGCAAGATTGATCTTAATCCTTCGTCTCCCCCAAATATTTCAGCAGCAGTACAGGCAAATACAGCCCTTGTAGCCAATGGTGCCGAAGTTGCTCCTAAACTAGTTTTATTTCCAGTACCAGGTGTTGGACCTCTTATTGTTAAGAGAGCACCTACACAAGAACCTTGGGATCATCATGAGAATCAAAACCCAGCAGGATTTACATTTGATCTTACTGACAGAGAATCTTCTCAGATGCCATATACTAAAGATGGTCCAAAAGTTGAAATTAGAAGTACAACTGATATTGAAAAGGTTCCTTCTGAACAGGGCGGAAACGCCGGATACAGTGGACAGTCATCAGAAGGTGTAGCAGGCGGCGGAGCTGGAAATAATCGTAGACAGACTAAGATCCCTCCAGATTCATCTAATTCAACGACAGAAAAGATAAACGAAGCACAACTTGCTAATATGCCTCAAGAGTGGACTAAAGATCAAGAATTTCTAAGTGCTGTTCAAAAACTTGCTGGTAAGATGGGTGCTAAATCTGAAGAATTATTAGCACTTATGATGTTTGAATCGGCTAATACTATGAGTCCGTCAATTACAAATAGTTTAGGTTATACTGGGTTAATACAGTTTGGAAATTCAGCATGTGAGACCTTATCTAAATATTACAAGACAACAATTACTACTTCTATGTTACGACAGATGAGTCGAGCACAACAGATGGAATGGGTTGACAAATATTTTAGTTATTGGATGAAAACTAAGGGAGTAAGTCCACCTATGACATTGGCTCAGATGTATATTTTAGTTGCATTGCCTGGGTATGTTAATAGCCCTCCGGATGCTACACTTGCAGGTCCTAACGGTCCTAATGAAAAAATTTGGAGAGCCAATCCAGGTTGGAGAGTCGGAGCCCCATCTAGTGGTGTTATTACGAGAGAGTCTATAGGAAATGCTCCTAGGAAGCTTATTCCTAGAGTACAAGCATTACTAGAACGAAACGGTATAAAGATTTAATAGGAGCAGTTAACTATGTCAGTACAAGGATACAACAACCCTCAAATAGGATCAAATAATAAAACTAAACCATTCCTTCCAAAGACTTATAAAGGGTTTAGTACTGTTAGTACTAATTCTATTAATGGATCTCTTTATGATTTAGCTCTTATTAAACAAGATTTGATAAATCAATTTTATATTAGAAAAGGTGAAAAATTAGAAAATCCTGAATTTGGTACTATAATATGGGACATGTTGTTTGAACCATTAACTGAACAAGTAAAATCTATAATAGTTAATGATGTTACGACTATTGTTAATAGTGATCCTAGAATAAAATCAATAAAAACGATAGTTACTCAGGTAGAGCAAGGATTACAAATTGAACTAACGCTTATCTACATTCCTTATAATATACAAGAAACTATGCAGCTCATGTTTGATCAAAAAAACGGTATTAGCTAATAACATACCATATTTTAATTAAAATAAATAAACTAAACGGGGTGTTTGATCGATGTCAGTTACTAGTCGCCAAAATAATTTATTTCTAGCAGAAGATTGGAAGAGAGTATATCAATCTTTCAAAAATTCTAATTTTACTAGTTATGATTTTGAAAATCTAC